GAATGTTAAGATTGGTATTATTATAGTAGCAATAGTAGTAGTCTACTGGTTTATAAAATGAACAATAACAAAATGAAATTTAATGATAAGTCCGATAACCGAAACAATCGGACTTACGACTTTGATGTTAAAAAAGCAGACAGAGATAATGATGGTAAAGTATCATCTTATGAAGCGACTGTAGCTAAAGCTATTAGTAAGTCTATGAAAAAACAAAAAGGCAAGGCATAATGTCATACGGAAGTAAAACAAAAAAACCAAAATCAAAAACAGTAATGATGATTGCTGTAGGGAAAATAAAACCAAAAAAAAATGGCACTAAGCGAAACGGAAAAAAAACAAAACTTTCTTAAAAAGCATGGACTTAAAAGATTTAATAGTTGTGTCATCCGTACTGAGGGTGGCAAGAAAGGTAAAGTCGGTATACTTGAGAACGGGAAGCCCCGCCTTATTCGCTTCGGTGACGCTTCTATGGGTCACAACTATTCCCCAGAAGCTAGGAAGTCCTTTAAAGCAAGGCATGGTAAAAATATTGCGAAAGGCCCAACAAGTGCTGCGTACTGGGCAAATAAATGTTTATGGGCAGGTAAGTCGGGTTCGAAGAAGTCTCCGCCAAAAAGCCAACGTGTTGTTAAAGGAGCCAGAAGTTAAACTATCTGGCAATGTTTTTAAAGCAAACAAAAACGAAGAAACAGTTACACAAATACAATTTAAAAAAGATTAAAAATTTATAGTGCCAATATATTCTTATAGAAATAAGAAGACTGGAAAAGTCTGGGATGAGTATCTATCGTATATAGATAGAACAAAGCCACTACGAAATAAAAGTGTAGAGATGGTGATAACTGCACCCAGACTTTCTTTTATTGAAAGGTCAGAACATAGCACAAGAGACAGAATGATAGATACTGCTCGTAAAGGAATGAAAGAAAGACAAGCTGAAGAAAAAGCAGGAATTAGAAAAAGTCCTGAATGGTTACAAGAAAAAACAGAAAAGCATTTACAGAAGGTGAGAAATGTTAGTTCCTGATAACGATAAAAAAGAATTAGACATAACTGAAAAGCAACAAACTTTTCTAGAAGCTTTATTTGGTGAAGCACAAGGTGACCCAAAAGTAGCAGGTGAGATTGCAGGTTACGCAGATTATCATCAACCTTTAAAATCTTTGAAGGATGAAATAATTGATAGAGCAGAAAAACTGTTAGCAGCCTTTGCACCTAAAGCAAGTATGGGTATGATAAATGCTTTACGAGAAGATGGTTCTACCCCTGGTGCGTCAATAAGAATGGAAGCGGCAAAACAAATATTAGACAGAGTAGGATTATCTAAAAGAGAAAAAGTAGATATCAATGCAAAAGTAGCACATGGTATTTTTATTTTACCTCCAAAAGAAAATGTCTGAAGAGACAGTTACAAGAGAAAGAAAAGGTAGAGTTATACCTTTAGGTTATAAAGTTTCACAGGAAGATGAAAAACTTTTAGTTCAGATTCCCGAACACATGGAAATGATAGATAAAGCAAAAAGTTTTATAGACAACGACTGTAGCTACAAAGAAACTGCAGAATGGTTATCACATCATACAGGTAGAAAAATTACAGGTATGGGGTTAAGAGAAGTTTTAAAGAGAGTAATACATAAAGGGTGGTAGAAGAACCTAAACCTAAAAAAAGTGGTAGAAAAAGAAGAACTAGCGTTAATGCTCCTCTTACAATTAAAGAGAAGAAAGCTAGAAAATCAGCACAGGACATGCTTCGTGAAAAAAAACACGAACTTGAAAAGGCACAGAAAAACTTCTGGGCCACTAAAAACAAACTCAAAGACATTGACGAAGTTTTTGATGGCAAGAAGCAAATCATTGAAGAAAATAAAATTGAGGAAGCTTCTCCAAATATCAAGGCTGCATTAAAAGATAAAGATATAATTTTTGAACCTAATGATGGCCCACAGACACAGTTTTTAGCAGCATCAGAAAGAGAAGTATTTTATGGTGGAGCAAGAGGTGGTGGTAAATCTTACGCAATGTTGGTTGACCCACTTCGTTATTGTCATAAACAAAAACACAGAGCATTATTAATTAGACGTACAATGCCTGAGTTGAGAGATTTAATTAATCACTCACAACAACTTTACTCTAAAGCTTATCCTGGTGCTAAATGGAGAGAGCAAGAAAAAGAATGGAAGTTCCCTTCAGGTGCTAGAATAGAATTTGGATATGCTGAGAACTTAACTGATGTACTTCGTTACCAAGGACAATCATATACTTGGATTGGAATAGATGAACTACCGCAATATCCAACAGAAGATATATATAATTTTCTACGTTCATCACTAAGAAGTGTAGACCCTGATATTCCTGTTTATATGAGAGCAACAGGAAATCCTGGAAACGTAGGTTCAATGTGGGTTAAGAATATGTTTGTTGACCCATCAACACCTAATACAAAGTTTAATATAGAAATAAAAACACCAACAGGTATTAAAAAAATATCAAGAAGATTTATACCTGCCAAGCTTCAAGATAATCCTTACTTGATGCAAACAGATGATTACTACGCAATGTTAGCATCTTTACCTGAAGTACAAAGAAAACAATTCTTAGAAGGTAACTGGGAAGCATTTGAAGATTCATCTTTTCCAGAATTTAACAAAGAAATACATATTGTTAAACCTTTTGATATACCTAGAAACTGGATGAGATTTAGAGCAGCAGACTGGGGATATAGTTCACCTGCTTGTTGTTTATGGTTTGCAATAGATTTTGATAATAATATATTTGTGTACAGAGAATTATACACACAAAAAATTACAGCAGATATTTTTGCTAGAAAAGTTTTAGAACAAGAACAAGGAGAGTACATAAGATACGGAGTACTGGATAGTTCTACTTGGGCAAGACGAGGAGATATAGGTCCTAGTATCGCAGAGACTATGATACAAGAAGGATGTCGTTGGAGACCTTCTGATAGGAGTCCAAGAAGCCGTGTAGCAGGTAAGTTAGAGTTACATAAAAGATTAAGAACTGACGAAGAAACAGGATATCCATCTTTGTATTTTTTTGATAACTGTGTTAATTTAATTAGAACATTACCTATGTTACCTGTAGATAAAAATAATCCCGAAGATGTAGATACACATGCAGAAGACCATGCTTATGACGCACTAAGATATGGTTGTATGAGTAGACCAATACATCCTGTATCAAAAAAGTTTCACGATTTTGGAGTAGGGCAAACAAGAGATTTTAAACCTGCCGATAAAGTTTTTGGATATTAATGAAAGATATTAAAATAGGATATAGAAATTATAAGATAAAAACTTTAGATTCTATCGTATCAAAGTGTAATGAAATAAATGGACAGTTTCTTGCATCCGATGGAATGATAGCTTTATCACCAACAGAAGATGATATATCTCATACTAATACTTTAATACATGAAATACTTCATGCTATAGTATATCAGTGGGGAATAGAATTAGATGATAAAGAAGAAGAAAAGATTTGCAACACTCTTGCGAATGGACTAACAACTGTGTATGTAGATAACCCTTGGTTACTACCTTATATACAGAAACAACTAAAAGGAGACAAATAAAATGGCAATAATGAAACAATACAAGCAAGGCGAACTACCTGAGAACATGTATGGAAACGAAGCCTCAAAGCAGGGCGATTCCAAAACTAATGTTGTAAAAGGTGCTACAGCTTTACCTGCAGATGATTACAGTGAAACAGATGTAAACGCAGGTAGAAAAGCAAAAAACACTGTAGATAAAAAAGTCTTTTCACTAGCAGACGAAAGAGATTATTAAGAGATAGATAATGCCACACGATAACACAAGTGGCTTGACTTCTGAATCTGATGAGGTAAGTTCTTTATCAGAAGAAAAAGATAAGTCTTATAGTAATCTAGGTTATTTAATTGAATCTAGACTAAAAGAATCAGAACAGGCTCGTCTTTATGATGAGAAAAGATGGTTAAGGTCGTATAGAAATTATAGAGGAATCTATAGTTCTGATATGGCTTTTCGTGATTCTGAAAAGTCTAAAGTATTTGTTAAGATTACAAAGACTAAAGTTTTAGCTGCATATGGACAACTAATAGAAGTTTTATTCTCACAGGGTAAATTTCCTATTGGTATATTTCCAACTACTGACCCAACAGGTACAGAAAAATACGCACATATAAAACCAGATAATATGCAGAAGAGTCCTCGTATGGAGGACATCTACGGGTTTGAAGGTGATGGTAGAGAAATAAGTCCGGGGTCTACTGCTAATGAAATATTAAATGGATTAGCAGAAAAGTATCAGAACGCAGGTTTTGAAAAAGGTGCTGCACCTGATTTAAAAACTATGCCTCAGATAGAACCTGCAGAAGAAGCTGCAAAAAACATGGAGAAGTTAATCCATGACCAGTTAGAAGAATCTCACGCAATATCAGTAATGCGTCATGTATTATTTGAAATGTGTTTACTTGGAACAGGAGTTCTAAAAGGTCCTTTTAACTACGAACAATCAGTACATCAATGGGCATTAGATGATAGCGGAGAAAGAGTATACTCTCCTAAAGTTAAGTTAGTACCAAGAGTCGAAGCTGTTAGTTGTTGGGATTTATATCCTGACCCCGATGCTGTAACTATAGATGATGCTGATTATGTTATACAAAGGCATGTGTATAATAGAACACAGTTAAGAGATTTATCTAATAGACCTTTCTTTAGAAAAAGTGCTATTGAAGAATGTCTATCTGTAGGACCAAACTATGAAACAAGAAGTTATGAAACTGCATTGTATGATAGAGAAAATCAAGAAGAGTTTAATAAAAATAGATTTGAAGTACTAGAATACTGGGGTGTTATGGATAAACACTTCGTAGAAGAAACAGGTATTGAAATGCCTGAAAGTATTGATACTGAGTTAGATGAAGTACAGATTAACGCATGGATATGTAATGGACATATATTAAGATTAGTTCTTAATCCTTTTACTCCTGCGAGAAATCCCTTCATGGTATGTCCTTATGAAATCAATCCTTATCAATTCTTTGGCGTAGGCATACCTGAAAATATGGATGATGCTCAAACAATTATGAATGGTCATGCAAGAATGGCTATTGATAATTTAGCATTAGCAGGTAACTTAGTTTTTGATGTAGACGAAACTATGTTAGTACCAGGTCAAGACATGACTGTATTTCCTGGAAAAATATTTAGAAGACAAAGTGGACAAACAGGACAGTCTATTCATGGTTTAAGATTTCCAAATACTGCACCTGAAAATATGCAGATGTTTGATAAATTTAGACAACTTGCAGATGAGTCTACAGGTATACCTTCTTATTCACATGGACAAACAGGTATACAATCTACTACTAGAACAGCCTCAGGCATGTCAATGTTAATGGGTGCTGCCGCATTAAATATTAAAACAGTTATAAAAAATGTAGATGATTATTTACTAAGACCTTTAGGAGAAACTTTATTTCATTGGAACATGCAATTCAATAAAGATATTCCTGATATACAAGGTGACTTAGATATTAAAGCACAAGGAACTACATCCTTAATGACAAAAGAAGTTAGGTCACAAAGATTGATGACATTTATGCAAGTAGCATCAAATCAATTCTTAGCACCTTTTGTTAAATGGCATAGTATTATTAAAGAGATTGCAAAGTCAATGGACATTGACCCTGAACAATTAGTTAACGACCCTGAGAAAGCTGCAATCTTTATGAAGATGATGGGAGATATGAATGGAAATCAACAAACTGAAGGCCTTGGTCAGCAACAAGGCGGTATGGGAAATACTGGAGAAGTACCTGCAGGAGCAGCTAACACAGACACACAAGGGTCTGGAGGTGGCAACATCGGAGTCGGAACTCCACAAACTCCAGGGGAAGGCGGGTTTACTGCACCAGATACTCAACCTCAAGGAACAACTTAAAAAGTAAATGGCACTATCAGACGTATTAAAAAAGTATGGTGACAGTACAGCAACAGAAGGTATTATGTTTCCTTCTGCAGGAGTACAATCTGTAACAACAGAACAACAAGTGTATGATTCTACGACAGATGGTATCATGACTGTTACAGGCCAACAATACTCTTTACCTACATATAAAGGACCAACTGCTACTGTACAATATGGCGGAGAAGAAGCAGGATATCCTCGTATGTTACGTCAAATAGAACAAGGTGAACTACCACAATTTAAACAAGAAGATTTTCCAAAACAAGGTGAAGGTGTAATGACACCCTCTACACCTGTAACACAACCTGTAGAAACTACTCCAGTACAACCTGAACAACCTGCAGTAGACCCTTGCCCACCAGGATATAAATTAATTGGTGGTGTATGTCAACCCATACAACAAGATAGAGGTAATAATAGACCAACATTTACTGGACCTAAAATTTCTAAAGAAGGTATTATAGATGGATATGAATCTGCATTAAATAGAGCAGAAGGTTCTATGTTAGCAGGTGGATTAAACTCTAATAGAATGATGCAATTAGAAAATCAATTTGGTGCAGAAGTTGTTGCTGAAATAGGTAAAGTAAATCAAAAATATAATAACAGAGGTGTTCAAATAAAAGAAGAAGACCCTGCTGAAATTAAGAGATTACAAACAGTTTATGGTCAAGATAGAATAGACCAAGATTATACTTTTAGTAATGGTAAATATTATAGAATAATAGCTACATCGCCAACACTACCTGAATTAGCAGGAGATGCAGGTAGAGCAGTAGGAGAAATAATAAAAGGTGTAGTAGAAACAGGACCAATAATACCAAAAATAGTAAATGACTTTGTAGATTATTTTAATAAAGATAAACTTTCAAAAGACTTTGGTAAACTTACAGGTGCAGATACTTTTGGACAATTACAAAGAAATATTGATGTAGCAAATTTAGATATTGCAGCAGCTACAGAAGCATTACAACAAATAGCAAATTCTACAAAATATAGAGAAGAAAGAACAGATAAACAAATAGATGGTGATATACGAGCACAACAAAGAAAAATTGAAAAAGCAAAACAAACCATAGAAGAAAGCAATGATATGATGCAAGGAACAAGTGCAAAAAAAGATAGAGAAATAGCAGCAGGAATAGCTAGTGATATTAATAAGGGACGTAAGTCAGCAGAACAAAGAATAAAAGAATCAGAAAATAGAAGAAAAGCAGAAGCTGAAAAACCTGATGCACAAAAACAAAAAGAAAAAAATCAAAGAACAAAAGACTTTAAAAAACTATCAAAAGATTTAAGTAGTTTTAGAAAAAACTTTATGTAAGTAGGAGATAAAATATGGAAGAAGAAATGAGACAAGGTATGATGGGTGCAGATGTTCAATCTGACACAACACAGCCTATGGAAGTATCAATATCAGCTAGTCAAGTATCTAGCAATTTACAAAATTTAAGTGAAGAAGAACAAAGATTAATTACACAATTAAATGTTCCTCAATTTAGAAATTTTATGTCAAAAGTTTTTGGTTCAGAGTTTGGTAGAATAATGGAAGTATCTATACCTGAACCACAAGTGGCACAGCCACAACAAACAGTTTCACAACAAAGTGAAAGTCCTGCACCTATGACAGGTCAGGGCATGATGACGCAGCCACCCGTTACAGTGTAACGGCCCTGCATATAGGGGGCGACCTGAATCCAACAGCACCCCGAAGGAGTATAAATGGAACAAGACAATAAAGAAACTCCTGTTGTAGAAGAAAATTCCGAAGCAACAGAAGATGTCGCAACTCCGACTCCATATAAGCATCCAAGTAGGAACTTAATGGACAAGGAAGTCGAAACAACAGCTACCGAGGAATCTAAGGAAGAAACTGACGAGAAGAAACCTAAAGAAGACCGCCCTGTAGGAGTAGAAGATGCCGTATTTAAGAAGCGATATGACGACTTAAAAAGGCATTACGATGAGACAATCTCGAACCATAAAGATGAAGTTCTCAAACTTAAGAAAGAAAAAGAAGCGGTAGCCTCTAAACCAAGCTTTAAATCTAAAGAAGAATTAGAAGAATGGCGTAAAGACTATCCTGATATGTATGATTCTGTTATGCAATTAACTACAGAAGCTACTATGAAATCTAAACAAGAAATGGAAGAACAGTTGTTAGATATTAAAAAACAACAAACCAGACTTGCTAGAGATAGAGCAGAAGTAGACCTTGCAAAAAAGCATCCAGATTTTAAAGAGATTCGTGAAAGCGGAGATTTTCATGACTGGGCTTCTGTACAGGACAATACAGTACAATCATGGCTTTATGATAATACAGACAATCCAAACGCTGCTGCTCGTGCAATAGATTTGTACAAGTATGACAGAGGACTTTCTAGTAAGAAGGTAAACTATGATGCAAAGAAAGAAGCAGCAAAAGCAGTTTCTAAAACTAAAGCATCAGAAACACCAACTGAAAAGAAACAATGGACTTGGGCTAGTATTAAAAAAATGAAACCTGAAGAGTACTCTAAGTTTGAAGCTGATATTGATAAGGCTCATAGAGAAGGTCGCATAGTATAAACAGTTAACTCATATCAATTTTAAAATAACTAATAAATAATAGGAGAAAAAAGATGGCTTTTGATAAAGTATCAGGTAATAATAATCTCGCTAACGGAAACTTTAGCCCGATTATCTATTCCCAAAAAGTCCAGAAGTTCTTTCGTACCGCATCAGTAATAGAAGCAATTACTAATACTGACTATGCAGGTGAGATTGAAGCTTATGGAGACACAG